CGACTATGTTATCTTGCTTAGTACAAGTAGCGAATTACGCAGACTGCGACTCGCGGCGACCCACTGTGGGCTCGATGCGGCCCATGGCGATGCCCCTGTACACGGGGGTGGATCATAGCATTCAAAGCAACACAACCACCAGTTCAGTTCAGTACACCACCACGCCCTCATCTGACGATGAGGAACCACTTGTTGTACCATTAAATAAGAAGGGAATGCGACCATCCGCATTCACCACACATACCAAACGACACAACATCATTGACTTCACTCCAAACCCCAACCGTGTGCACTCGCGTGGCAAGCGAGGACATGTGGGAGGGGAATGGGCTGAGGTTCAAATTGTAAAATCTGAACAGTACACAAAGGTCAGGTCCAATGAGCGTTACAATGCGCGTCGTTCTTTGTTGAAGGACCGCAAACGCAAATTGAAAGGCTTGACTCATGTTTATAGACCACATCCCAAAGGGCCTAAAGCCATTAGGGGTGATGATGTAGTTATAGAGGCCAAGAAAGACTACGATGCCCACACCGAGAGCATGAATGTGCATCGGGCGCGTGCGGCACGTGTTGCTGATCTGTGGTCTGCCGAGGGTAAATCCAAGGCATACCGCAGAACCTTAAATATTCTTAAGTCCAATAAGACCACAGTCGCGGCGTCAATAGAGCCCGTGTGGCGCAAATTTAAACGCACAGGAAAGCTCCCTGAGATCACAGTAGAGCAGCTTGATGCATATGACCACACTGGGATAACTTCACAGGAATATTCCAGATTGCATCAAGCGGTTGCGAATGGACAGGACACTCTGAAGCGAGCACGCGGGTCTGGGAAACTGAAGCGAGCGCAGCAACCTGCTACCATTAGGAAACATGGTAGAGTGTTGACTAAGGCCGAGCGTGATAGTGCCCAGAAGAAGAGTAACAGGGACATAACCCGACCAGGTCCCTGCAAGCCTAATATAATAGATAAGAAATTGACCACACTCAAAGATGGGATACGGGTTTGTACGAAGTGTGGAGGTCGCATGGGCCCGCTGGGCAAGAAATGGGTCCATGAAGAGATAGATGGGGAATTGGTGCCACAGGAAGACCTTGACCTCATCCGTGCGTCGCAGTTGTATGTTGACTGGTACTTGGCGGTCAACAAGACATTCCCCAAGGGGGTGGATCTTGAAGCCTGTTACGTGTACGGTAAGATGTATGATTTTAATAATTGGAAGAAACTCACCCGTGCTGCCCAGAAACGTCTTTTTATTAAAATCGTATACCAGATCAAGACCATGGGTCGTAAGAAAGTTGAAGAGTCTGAACACATTCATCCTGACATGGAAGACTATGAGCATCCTGATGTAGAGTTTCCAGGACTCATCGTTGTCCACGACGACGACTCACCATTGAAGGGTTCGATCCAGCCACAAAAGCCGGATCTTGTTAAGTTGCCTGCAATTTTGGAAGATGCTATGCAGGAGCTCATTGACCACTCAGATCAAGGCGATGATATTTTGCCGCCGGATCTGGGCGATATTGATGATGACAACCAAGGTGGGCCATGTTCCAAATGTGCTGATGATAAAGATTCAGTGGGCATTCTACCTATGTCAGCCACTGATCAGCTTATATGGCACCATGCATTTGCACCAATACCAAGAGAAGAGACCGAAGAACGTGTTCCAGCAGTGGTTACAGCTGATGTTGTTCCTGTACCTCCAGCACCTGCACCAGATCATACGCCGCTATGGCTTGTAGCGACGTTATTTCCTTTTGTTGCAGCACGGTGCTGGGATCTTTTGATCTATGTATATGGCCTGTGTTTCCCCAGGTCTGAACATAAAACTCTTCCCGATTCTGAGTCTCGCCCTATGTTGAGTGGTCATCACTTATGTAGGGAAGGTCATGCAGTAGCACAATGGCATGACTATCAGCAACATGTATCCGTGCAGCAAGTTCTGCATGCACGTCTTAAAACAGATCCATTAGAGGATCGCCGGCTGGTCCAAGACAGGTTTATTAAGCTGGTCGACGGGGACATTGAAGTCGGCAGGATCAGATCAGGACCTAATTGCTGTAAGTTCTTTGCGGTGATAATTATGGCCGCATTGGTGCTTATGGCAACAATTTTTGCTTGTATGTCTATTAACATTTCTTGGATCAAACTGAGCCCATTGCTTATGTCCCGCAATGTTACTGTGACCGATCTTGTTTGTTCAAAGGATCTGATCATAGGGTGCGATCATGTTCATTTGGAAACCTCAGACGCAATACAACATGGGTTGACTCACATGTCGATGCGCCGTGACTTTTGTGAGAGTGTCGTGTCAGACGACACTTCCTGTTTTAACCACACCTATAATATTTCTGGCTTTGGGTTGTCCTATGATGCAGTCAACCACATTAATTTGATGTTGCCTGCAGCCACAATTTTTTTAACAGTATTGGTTCTGCTCACCATTCTGTACTTGTCCTGGAATGTCTTGTGCTTGGGCTTCAAACGCATGACTATTGACTATGTTCCACACGCCCTGAGCGCAATACTGTATGAGATGTCTATGAACCCTACACTACAAGACCTAGAAGTCAATTGGGCCACGCGCTGGCGCCGATTGACATCAGCTATGAACATACCGGACACTGAAAACCTGGCCCTCCGTAATGGTACATTTGAAGCCGCCAGGCTTTATGTTCTTAATTCTGAGCGGGATTTTCAGCTCAGCCACTCGCGCTCGACCCTCTGCGATCAGTTGTTCGCAGGAGTGTCGTAGTGGCATTGGGTGCTAGGGTAAATGAGACGCCCCTCCGTGAGCCAACCGACCATGTGGTTGACGGGGTTGTCTCAACTATCGTGCAGCCCATATCCCGCAAACCTCGAAGCATTGCTGCAGCCGCACTCCCTATGGGCCGTGTTGAAGGAGTCGCCCCTCTTTCCATGGATGTCAATGATCATTATACAATGATGTGCGGCGCCAAGCAAAGGCTACTGAGACGTGTGCCAAAACCTGAGCCTGATGCCTTGCTTGGTTTAAAAGAATTTGTTGCCTCTTGGTTACTTGAAAATGTTAGACCTGTGGAGCCCATGGAATTTGAAGATTGGCTTGAATCCACAGGGTACAATGAGCACCGAAAAGAACAGATCATTGAAGCTAGATCGCTTTTACCTGGCGGTCGACCTACTCGTAAGCAATGTAGGACAGTTGACATGCACGGCAAGCGTGAGTCATATCCCGAGTATAAGCATGCCCGGGCTATTAATTCACGCTCCGATGCTTTTAAAGCTTACAGCGGTCCTTTTTTCAAAGCCATTGAAACAGAATTGTACCACCATCCCTACTTTGTTAAACATATGACACCTCTAGAACGTATGGCTCGTGTTCTTGAAATGAGAACTGTTGGTAACTACTGTTACGCGACAGACTTTACTGCATTTGAAAGCCATTTCACGCCTGAGGTGATGGATGCTGTTGAAAATATGTTGTACCGACACTGCTTGCGTGCTTACCCTGTTGATGCCGAGATCATCTGTAAGACATTGGCAGGTACTAATAGCATGAAGACTCGTTTTGGCCTTAAGTTGCAATGTAAAGGACGCCGTATGTCCGGGGACATGTGTACCTCGCTTGGCAATGGATTTAGTAATGTTATGTTGGCATTGTATATTGCTAAGTGCAAAGGGACTGTCCTTGATGGTATTGTTGAGGGTGATGATGGATTGTTCGTCGTAGGCAAGCGCCTCTGTGACGACGATTGGAAGAGGCTTGGATTCACGATTAAGATCACTGAAGTCCCAAATCCATGCCTGGCATCTTTTTGCGGTCTCATCTTTGGTGCAAGCAGACAGATTATTAGAGACCCAACGCGCTTTTTCCAAAATTTTGGTTGGACTGAAAACTACATAACAGGGTCCACCAGAGTCCACATGGAACTTTTGAGGGCAAAATCACTTTCTGCGCTTCATGAGACACCTGATTGCCCTATTGTTGGAGTTGCTGCTCGGAAGGCCTTTTGGTTTACTCAGGGTTACAAACCTAGATTCACTGACAGATGGCGCGAGATGCACACGCCTGAGTGGGCAGAGACGCCATTTTCTCCGACTCCTGAAACAAGACTTTTGTTCCAGGCTATGTACGGGATTTCACCGGAACAACAACTTGCGGCTGAGTCCATGATCCTAGCCGGTGACTTCCGTATACGCTGTTTCTTGAATCCGCATCCGCACTTAGCTGATTATGAGAGCCGGTTCATTGAGGTCCAGCAATTCTACTGCAATAGAACCTTGGCCAATCAGCGTGCGGGCAGCAAAATGGCACTTGGATAACGGGCGATATCCAGTGCCATTGGGTTGGAATGAGAGATTCCGTAAAACACCGGGTGAGCTTCGGC